CTTTCATCAACTGTTGAAGTTGTGGATCTTTTGCAATTAAATCTTGATTTGCTATGGCTTGTGTCAAAGCACTTCCAATCAAACCCTTGAAAGACTTATTCGATTGATCGAATTGTGTTGTCGATAAAGCCAGTTCGCCACCAGCAGAAACTTTGAACTTATAGTTTCCGCAAGACATATCTACTGAACCTTCGTCTTGCACACCTTGAGTTCCAGCTTCAATAGATGAAACAAGATTTTGAATGCATTCATCTCCAATTTGAGAAAGAACTTTTCTTGCAGTCAAGAATGCAGATCTTGTAAATTCCATGGCTTCGGGAGACAATGCATTATATGTCATCAATTCCTGTTCACTTGCACCTGCTTTCATTTTTGCAAGGAATACCAATGCATTCATAACCTGTTGATTGTAAGGAAGGCTCGACACCGGACTCAGATTAAACTTAACAGTTAAATTTTCATAAGACATATTATCGAAATCCCTGTTTGTAGGGGGATTCCGCATCATCTTGAAATATTCATCTCTGATTTCTGGTGGAACTTGAGCTAATTGAGAAGCATCCATTTGAGACATCGCCTGGAATATCTCTTTTTTATTCATTCTCTTGGCTTTTTTCTTCTCTTCTGGTTCAGCCTTTTTCTCAGATGGTTCTTCTTTTTTCTCTTCTGAAGATTCTTTCTTTTCTTTCTTTTCAGAAGATTCTTTGGTTTTTACATCACCAAAAAGAAGTTTTGAAGCCCGTGTTTGTTCAAATTTTGGATCTCTAGTTAATTGTTGAGCTTCATCAATAGTAAGAGTTTCTTTATTGATCTTTTCGTGTTTACTGTCGTCAAATGAATCTTTAAAGATAAGTTGAACTTGACCATTTCTTGTTCTTACAGCAATTACTTCTTTTATAAGTTCTTGCTTCGGTTTGCGTTCTCTTGGTATTTGGCGAGATCTTTCTGCTCTTTTACGAGCAGCATCCTTAGCCTTTAAAGAGGTTGAACCTGCTTTGGCTCTATCCTTACGCATTGCTTCCCCGGTCTTAGCGACAGGGCTGGCTTCAAACAAATTTTGGAAAAGTTTAATAAATTGCATCTCAAATTATTTAGCCTTCTGGAGATGCGTTATATTTTTCCAGAGGGTTATATAATTTGAGATTTTTATAAGTTTTAGCCTTACCAATGGCTATTTTTCTCAGATTTGCATAGTCTAAATTATTATTTTTGGCAAATTCAGCAATACTGGGAACAGTTATAATTTCATTTGTGTTAATGTCTTGAAATATTGCTGACTGTGTTATTTGAACCTTTTTCTTTTTAGGTTTCTTAGCCTTTACTTTGGCTCCCTCGGTTTCCTTTACTGGGCGTATTTCAACTGCTGTCCAGCCTTTATATGTCTTTCTTTTACCATTTAAAAGTTCACAAATTTTTACAGCAGTCATACCATTTTGTCTACCAAATTCTGTCATGTTGGTAAAGAATGTCTTTTCTCCCGTATCCACCCTTTTTAACCAATAACCATTCTGTTGTTCTACTGGACTTTTCCAAATCCAATATCGACCATCTTGAATAAAAAAACCACCATGTTCTTGAACAAATTTGGCTCGGAACTTAGTGGCTTTTGAATTATCATTCATCTGAGTCCAAAGTTTAGATCCTTTACTGTTAACCTGATCTTCTATTGTTTTCACATTCTCATACATAGTGCGCCTCTTTATACCTTTTAATTAATTTTGAAAGATGACGAACATATTGTAAAGGATTACCTTGGAACACTTGCCGTAATCCATCTTCACAAGCAATCAATATTGCAAAATTTTCAATTATTATGTTGGTTCTTTCTTGATACATCAATGCATAAGCAGTTGCTTGTGCAAAATAGTTATCGATGTCTTCTTCTCTTTTTTCCTTTGAACTGGCTTTGAAATCTATAATAGAAAGCTTTCCATCATATTCTGCAATGCAATCCACTCTTCCTGCCAATCCTATTGTTTTAGAATACAAAGGTTGCTCTAAGGCAACGATATTATCTATTTTGTCTATCTCTGGTTTTATTAAACTGAACAGCGCTTTTTGAGTTGAATGTAATCCATCAAAATCAATGTCAACATTATTGATATAATCTTCAAGCAGTTTATGAAACTTAGTTCCTCTTGAAGTTACTCTTTTGCTTTCTTCTGGATTTCTTGCACGCCACTCACTGAAGAATTGTTGTTTTTCCCAACCAACAACAGTTGTTACGCTAGGAAAAATTCCTACTGGAGTCTTATAGAAACGAGATCCGTCTTGATAGACTTCCTCTAGTTTATATGTAATATCTAATGGTTTATGTGTAAATATTTTATTGATCACTTTAGATAACTTTATGTAATTATAACACAGAATGTAAATTAGGCAATTCTATAATACTTAGAATACTTTCCAAGGGCGTCTGCGGCGAGACCAAGATCCATTCTTACTACTTGTCCTTCAGGACCCTTCATCACACCCCCACCTTCGCTTCCAGTATCAAAGAATGGAATATTTCCTCTATCTGGTTTTTTGCGTGGTGTTCTTTGAGGATTTGGTGATTGAACTACTTTAGGTGGTACATTAGGTGGTCCACCTGCAGCGGCTGCAGCAGCAACAGCAGCAGTTTGTGTTACTGTTGTATCAGTAACTTGAGTGGGAACCTGTTCGGGAACCTGAGCTGGAATTTGTTCAGTGGCCTTTATTGTAGTTTCATCTTTAATGGCTGGAACTCTAGCTTCTTGTTCTGCTTTGGTTTCTTCTTTTTCTTTTGTAGCAGTTAGTTCGGGTGCCTTTTCTTCACCTTTAGTTTCTGGTGCAGCAGATGGTGCTACAGCGGCTGGAGCGCTTGGTGTTTTAACAGGGACTGTAGGAAGACCACCGCCTCTTGGAGCTGGGGTGGCTGGCTTTGCTGGTGCTCTGCTTGGTGCTGCTGGAACTTCAACAGCGGGTTTTGCTGTTGTTATTGTTGGTTCTGGAGCCGCTTCACCAGTCATTCGTGCAACCATTGCTGGAACAGATGGAATTTCAGCAGGTAATGGTGCTCTTACACCAGCCTCAACTGCGGGTAGAGTGGCAGCAACACCAACTGCTTTTGCTGGACTTGGTGCTGCTGATGGTTTTGGAGAAGTTCCAACAGAAACAGATGGTGGTGGTGAAACTTCACCCGGTAACGGATAATCGACCAATTCAATTTTTGGTTCACCAAACATTCCTTTTCCAACACGTACTCTTGGTTTTACGGTTGCTGTTAAAGGAATGTCCTGTTCTGCTGTGGGTGCTCTATCGGGTCTCCATTGTGGTGGTTTTCCAAATTCAGCACTCACTTCTGGTTTTGGTTGTGACAATCTTCTAGCCTCAGCAGATCTGCGGATATACGCAAGAGGATCTGTTACCATGTCTTTGATGTCGGCTAAGGTTAGAATAGCCCCACTTGTCTTGGCTGGTTTTGAAGGTACTTCGGGTTTGGCTTCAACTGCTGGTGCTTTTGTTGGTTTTGGAGAAACTTCTGGTTCTGGTGCACCAGCAGGTCTGCCTGAGAATGTTCCACGAACTCTTCCCGCAGCGCCCACAGTTCCAAACGCACCTTGGCCTACTGCAAATCCGGGAGCACCATAGACCAATCCAGGTACAAGTTTTCCGATTGTTTCTTGCCAAGTAGTTACTTTTTGTCCTTTTTCCGCAGCTTCTCTTTCTGCTGCAATTCCCTTTCCAACTTCGTAACCCCCATAACCAAGAAGAGCAACATCTGGAGCGGCTTTCGCTGCTGTTGCTGCAGCAGACGCAGCAGTTTTTGCAGCAGTACCTGCACCAGCCTTTGCAGCCGCAGCCTCAAGTGACTTTACAACTGGTGTTAAAGCCAACTGACCTGCTTTTCTTGCCACACCAAATGGAATTGCCATCCCAAGGGCTGTTTTTATTGACTCTGGATCTTTTGCTGATTCAGCAGTCTTTGTTACAAATTTTTGCCATTCACTTTGATCTTTAAAAGCCTTGTGTGCTGGTGTCACGACTTTCATATAGTCTGCGACGTTTCCACCTTCGGGTGTTGGTCCTTGAAGCATCGATTGTCTTGCTTCAACATCTTCCATGTCGGGCAAGAAACCTTGATGTTCGATTCTTCCAGTCTTTCCTTTTGTCAATACTAATGGACTTGTAAGACTTCCTGTTAATTTTACATATTCTTGTTCTGGAACAAAATCAGAAAGTTCTGGCTTATCCATCAAAACTCTGAGAAGTGCTTGTTGTTTTACTGAAGGATCTTCAGGATCATACTTTCCAGTGATTTTTTCTTGTTCTGCGGCAACAAGCATTGATTGTTTTCTTATGTCTTTGTCAAATTCTTCTCGCTTTTTTGCTTCTTTTTCTTGTGCTTCTTTCGAAGGAATGCCCATTCCAATTCTTTGTGCCTCTTGAGTTTGTGCTGCAATTACATCTTTTCCTCTTGAAACACGATCATCTTCCATCAAAGACAATTGATTCTCAAGAAGAGCAATCTTCTTTTGCAAATCCAATACCTTGTTTCTGTAAAGTTTTGTTAGTTGATCCATATCAAAGCCTGTATGTTTGTGGCCCAGCAGATTTAGACATTCTATTTATTCTTGGATTGTTGGTTGGTCCAAGCAATCTTGAAATAGTTTGACCTACTAGTGCACTATTTGCCATGCCTTGCGCAACCCCTGAAACAAATCCTGGTTGTGCTTGAATTGCAGAAATCTCTCGTTGAACGGTTCCACGACGATCTGCATTGAATTGATCAAGTGCAATCTGAGCTTGATCTACTCTGCGATCTGCTGCACCCATGGCGGAAGCATTTTGAGCATTGATGTCTCGGTAAGTTCTGTTGAAGTCAACGGTAGTTTGATCCAATGCTTTTGCTTCCGGTGAAACACGGAAGGCTGCTCTATTGCTGGCTGCACGAACAACCATGGAAGAATCTTCAGCATTCAATGGATTGTAATCTCTTCCATATTGCTGCTTGAATTGTCCATAAGTCATGTTTGTACCTTGAATGCGAGTCCCTTGCATATTTTGGTATCTTTCAGCAGCAAGTTTTGCATCATAATCGGCTTGTTCTGCTGCCTTGGCATCAGCCTCTTGCTTGCCCATTCGTTGTGTTTGGCCTACAAGATCTTGTTGTGAACGACCAATTGTTCTTGCCTTGATTCCTTGGGCAACTGCGGTTCCTCTGTTGCTTCCATCGGGCATGGGTCCTTGGCCAGCAGATGCTGCGGCACCACCTTCCAACTCATTTTGAATTTTTCCACTCAAACCTGCACTAGCAACACTTCCACTTGTCATGCTCTTGAACAAACTTAGTTCTGCTGCTTCAGATGATGTCAATGATCCTGGATCTTTTGCAGCCAATTCTTCCATTCGTCCAGACATGTACTTTGCTTGCTTGGTTTGTCTGAAATCTCGCAACTTTGCTCTGTTTGCTGGATTGTCCAATGGTAGTGTTGGATTGTCAGGATCCATTTCAAGTTGGTTGCTTACATTACCACCTGTAGGTGTCGGTCCTTGAAGTGCATCACCTTGACCCTGATTAAATTCAGCGGCTTCATCTTCGCGTCTACGTCTGTTGCTTGCTGCGCGATTTGCTGCTCGTCTTTCATCTGCAGCCTGTGCTTCGGCTCTGTTTCTTGCGTATGCCTCTGGATTTCTTTGTGCCCAGGTTGGTCTTTGTGCATCAGCACCACCACCAAACCCAACAGCCTCACGACGTTCATTCAATTGAAATGGATTGCTGATGTTGTTTTTGCTGTAGGCAGGACAATTATTTGCATAGCCATTTTCACTTTTGCTGATTGCAGACAATTGAGAATTAACATTGTTGACTGCCGAAGATTTTGCATCAAAACCAGATTGCTTGTAAGGTTTGTTTTGTTCTAAAATTTGCTTTACGCTGTCTACAACCTTAGACTTTTGATTTGAAGGTGTATTAATCTCCGGATTTTTGTTCATGAAATCCTTGACTTCCCAATAAAATTGTCTATTTTGTTTATTATCCATGGCTGTAAAATATTTAGATTTTCATAAATACTTAAAAGGTATGAATAAGCAGGTTCTCTTGCTCAACCAAGACAATACACCGCTTAATATTATTACCGTTGGAAAAGCTTTTAAATTAATGGCTCGGGATAAAGTCTGGATTGATGAAACTTCTCCAGAGTATTATGAAGTAGTTTCTGTAACAAAAATTGTCAAAATTCCAAAAATTTTGATTTTAAAATATTATGTAAAACTACCATTTAAAAAAGTAGTTGCAAATAGAAAAAATATCTTTAAAAGAGATAACTATGTCTGTCAGTATTGTGGTATTGATTTATGTGACAAGACAGCCACAATTGACCATGTGATCCCAAGATCAAAGGGTGGAGGTTCCACATGGGTCAATATGGTTGCCGCATGTAAGGACTGCAATCTTTCAAAGGGCAACAGAACTCCCAAAGAAGCAAAAATGAATCTCAAAAATAAACCAAAAGAACCTTCTTATGGATTCTTGTTTGATCACATGCTAATTACTTTTAGAAAGAAATAATATGCCCAATTATTCATTTAAGTGTGATGGATGTGATCATAAATTTGAAACTTTTTTAAAGATGAGTGAATCTGATACTCCTTTAAAAGAAAAATGTCCATCATGTGGCAAAAAGAAAGTAAAAAAAGATTGGTCAGATCAAAGAAATTCCATTGGCATGGATATGACGTTGACCCCTGCCAAAGTAAACGGTAGTGCCTGGAAAGAAGTAATTGATAGAATCAAAAATAGTGGCAATGTACCAAAAAGATTCCATGACCGTTTGGATAATTCTGGTCAGCATGCTGGTAGAATTGTTCGTTAATTTTTGCTAGCCACCAGAGATTTTAAAATATAATAACTGTCAACAATATCCGTTACAGGATTTGACAAAGATTTTTGATTAAAAGTAAAAACTAAATTTGTTCCAGTTTCTTCGGAGAAGGCTTTGTACATTGCCACTTTATCAGCGTTACCTTTGCCTGTGGCGAGTTTCTTTGCCTTGGACGGCTCTATGATGGTTACGGGAACCCCAGCCTTATAGAGCTTATGCTTAAAAATACCCATGTTCTCGGCAAGATTAAAAATTTTGCCTTTTGAACCATATGAATAGCCTTCTATAGCCACATCTGCGGCTCCTAGGCATAAATTTGATGCCCAGTCGGATATACTGTCGAAACGATCAACATCCGCCACATATTCCTGAAAACTTTCACCAGTTATGTTTGGTAAAATTTTATCTGCAAATTTTTTGGTATTTGTCAGATAATAAAAAAAGCAATTTTTGAAATGAAATTCTTTACGCTCGTCAAAAAGACATAGGCACGGGCATGTTATTGAGTAGTCAACACCTACGAGCATATAGAACATAGATATTTATACCTCGCTCGGAGGATGTGGTCCTTGGTTCTCGGTTGAATCTACTTCGAATATCCAAAAGAGAACGAGGTTTCCAACATCCCCCGGCAAAATTATTTATAACAAAAATTCTCCCTTTCGGAGAATTTTTTATTTATTCAAATGTTCTTTATGTCCTGAAAATGATATGCTTAAATTAAAATCAGTCAAAGCATCTTTTATGAATTCTTTCATTTCATCTAAAGTTTTGAATTCAATTAATTTATTATTATAGTATAACTTATATTTGTTTACTTTTTCTAATACATCACACTTGTTAATGATTAGATTATCACAACCAGACAATTTGATTGAATCAATAAGTTTATCCAAATTCAACCAATTCACAAGACGCTTTCTTCCAGTTGTTGATCCAAACTCTTGACCAAGTTCAATGATCGTATTTAATGTTTCATTTTCCCAAAGACTTTCTGGGAACAATGGATCAACACCACTCTTTGTATCATAGATCTTTGCAACACCAATCAGATTCCTGATCTTCTTTGGTGAAAATCCTAATGAACATGCTGCATAAGGCATGGTGTTGCTGCTTGTAACAAATGGATAATCCCCATGATCGATGTCCAACCAAACACTCTGTGCACCTTCGCACAATACATTTCCATTGAGTTCTCCATCCCAAAGTCTACTTTTATCCATTACTTTTTTGGCTTGCATACCACAGCGTAACATTTTATCGGAATAACATGGACCAATTCCTTGACCCGTTGTTCCCAACTTTGCTTTTAGTCCATCAAGGTCTCTTTGAATGTGTTCATCTGTAATGATGTGTGCATTTGGGTGAACCTTGACCAGAGATATGTCAAAACCACTTTGGGCCAAATAAGACAACTCATCAAAAAATTTGTTGATGTGAAGAACACATCCCGGCCCAATTATTGATTTCTTATTTTGAAAAATACCACATGGAACGCTGTGTGTCTTGTATTTTTGCCCTTTTATGTAAACGGTGTGTCCTGCATTTGGACCACCATTCCATCTGCAAACATAGTCATAGTCTTTGGCAATGATGTTTGAGATCTTTCCCTTACCTTCATCACCCCAAGCCAATCCATAAATTACATCAACATAATTAATCATAATTGTCATCCTA